AGTATCGCCCCTCGAAGTTCCAGCGGACCCTGTGGAATCGCTGGCAGGAATTCTGGGGAGAGTGGGTGCCCCTCGTCACCCGCGGGGAACCCTTTGATCTCGTCCACAACGGTGATGCGATCGACGGCGTGCATCACAACTCCACGACCCAAATCTCCCACAACATCCAGGATCAAATTCTCATCGCCGAAGCGGTGATGAAGGATCCGATCGCGCAGTGCCGCAACTCGGGTGGCCGTTACTACCACATCCGCGGCACCGAGGCCCACGTCGGTAAGTCGGCGCTCCATGAGGAAGCGCTCGCACGGATTCTTGGTGCCGAGCCGAATGAAGAGGGGCAGTATGCGCGGTATGAGTTGTGGAAGCGGGTGGGGAACGCTCTCGTCCACCTCCTCCATCACATCGGGACGACAGGATCGGCCTCCTACGAATCCTCCGCGGTGAACGGCGAGCTGGCCGCGATGTATGTCGAAGCGGGCCGCTGGGGCAACGAGCCGCCGGATTACATCGTCCGCTCACACCGTCATCGCTCCATCGCCGTGGAGATGAACACCTCGAAGGGCTATGCCGCGGCGATCGTGACACCGGCATGGCAAGGGAAAACGCCCTTCGCTTGGAAAATTCCTGGAGCGAGACTTGCAGAACCTCAAATTGGCGGCATCATCATTCGACAAGGCGATGAGGAACACTTCTACCGGCGCAAAGTCTGGAGCTTCGACCGCTCGCGTGAAGAATAGCGACGAGGGGTTGCTCGATCGTGATGAGTGGCTGGCGGCATTGGGCACGGCCAGTTTCCAGCCATTCAATGATCAAGCAAAAACCTGTCGCGAACTCGCTGCGATGTTCCAGATTGGTGAGCGGAAGATGCGAGAGCGTCTTGCAACTTTGACCCAGCAGGATCGCGTAAGGGTCTATCGCAAGATGGTGACGGATGTCACCGGGCGCTCATATCCGGTCCCGGCTTACGTGCTCCGGAAGGAAAAGTGAAGACTTGCCCCCTCGGCGCACACCCCGTATCCTCAGACGTATGGAGCCCCAGGCGTCGTCTCAACCGTTCATGTGTCATGTCTGCTACATCTCCTTTGGTAGCGGCAAGGCACTCAGCGCGCACTTGAAAGAGAAGCACGAACCCAAGTGGACGGAGAGCGACCGGCGGTTCCTGAAGAGTATCAAGATCACAGTGGAGGAGTAAGTTGTCAAAGCAGAAGTTGTTCAAGATCGGCTTCGATCTCGATGGGGTCGTGGCTGATTTCAACCAGTCGTTCATCAAACGGCTGGAAAAGGTGAGCGGGAAGACTTCGACGCTCCCCCACACCGAGGAGCCGCCGTGCTGGGCCTACCCCACGGCGATTGGGTTCTCCGAAGAGGATGAACGTGCGGCGTGGAACTCGGTCAAGAACGACCCTGGGTTCTGGCTGACCCTGGACCCGCTGTTCGAGGCGCAGCAGGCGCTCTCGGTCCTCAGCACGATGTATAACGTCGGGCACGAAGTCTACTTCATGACCACACGGATGGGTGTGCACCCGCACCTTCAGTCGATGACGTGGCTCGAACTGAACGGCTTCCCCAACGCCTCGGTGCTGATCTCCTCCAACAAAGGCCCGGTGGCCCAGGGGCTCGCGCTCACCCACTTCATTGACGACAAGCCGGAGAACTGCTTCGATGTCGATGCCGCGTGCAACCCGACGATCGAATTCGCCGGCACCAAGACCAAGGAGATCAAAACCAAGGTCTATCTGTTCCGCCGGAAGTGGAACGACTATCCGAAGTATATGGAGCCGGCCGCGGAGGCAGGGATCACCGTCGTCACCTCGCTCCGGGATTTCTTCGAGCACCTGATCAAAGAGGAGTCGGTCAATGCCATCGTTGTCTGAAGTGAAGGATTTCCGCACCGCGTTGTTCAACAAGTCGATGGAGCTGATCGACAAGAAGGGTGCGGACTACAACCGGGACCAGCAGGAGCAGGGGGATACCTTGTTCAATCTTCGGGTGGCGGAGATTCTCGGCGTGGTCAACAGCGCCGAGGAGGGGATCCTCGTGCGCCTGAGCGACAAACTCATGCGGCTGATCTCGCTCACCAAGCCGGGACGCGAGGCCGCGGTGCGAGATGAGAGTGTGCTGGACACCATCGCCGATGTCCACAACTACGTGGACTACCTCGGGCTGTTCTGGCTTCAGCGGAGACGGGAGACGGAGATGCGGATGGTTAAACAGAAGCAACAGGCTGAGTTGAAGCAGCCGGAGCCTGGGGGGCTCTCAGGCGCGCGTGTTCAGAAGGTGAGCGACTTTGGCTACAAATAAGCCCACCCCCCGCGTCCACGTCTCGGTCTACTTCACCAACTCCCAGGCGCAGATTTTCGTGCTCGACCCGAAACTCGACAAGCTGGAGGAGAAGCCGAAGGAGCTGGTGATCCGTCGTGGGGATGCGACCAAAGGGGTCATCCGCATCCACCGCGAGCACGTGTGCTACTACGTCGTCGCCAAGCACATCGAGGAAGCAGCGTCCAAGTCCAAGCACCCTGCGTTCGACCCCTCGGCCGACGACACGATCCAGTTCCGCTAACCCTTACCTGTCCCGTTCGTGCGCGCCTTGATGTAGATGATGTTGTCGTTCATCGTCTGCAACAACTGGTTCTGGGCCTTGGTGATCGTCACCAACTCCTGAACGTCGCGTTCGAGCTGGGGCAGGCCAGAAAGGTGGTTGTTCGACACCACCTTCACATCCCGCTTCGTCTTCACTTGAAGGTAGATGATGTAGGCCAGAGCAGCAGCGAGCCCGAGGGGGCTGATGCTGTTGAGCGCATTGGCAATTGTCTGAAGTTCCATACCCGGACCCTTACTCTCCCGACAACCTCTTGATCGCCGTTACTCCAGCCGGCTTCACGCCAAAGAACGACTTGGGATCGAACGCCTGCTCGGGAATCGGCGAGATACCACCGATCGCGCCAGCCGCGAAGCCACTGAGGCCGGCACCCTGAGCAGCCGCGATCGTGGACATCAGCGCATTCGGACCCGAGAGCGCGAGCAGCCACGACACCAGATACTTCTTGCGCGCATCACCCTCCGCCCACTTGCCGAGGCCGTAGGCGCCGGCCGTTTGGGCAATGTTCAACGCGGTTCGGAGATCCGCCTTCGAGAAGGTGTGCCCGAGTTCATTGAACCCCTCGGCGAACACGTTGGTCGGCACCCGCTGGAACGGGAAGGCCGTGTCGATCGCCGTCTTGGCCTGGGGCGAGAGCGGTGACATGCCGTTGGTGAAGTTGCGATCCGCCGTCAGTAGGTAGCGATCGATGTTCTTCTGATCCACCCCCGCGCGCTTCAGCGCTTCCTTCGCCGTGTCGTCAATCGCGCCGATCACTTTGGTCGGGGCGAAGCGGCCGAAGTGCACTTCACCGGGATCCCGCTTCACCGGGGGCTCGCCGAGGTGCTGCCAGAACTTCTTGATGTTGGTCGGGGCGCGGAGCATTTCCTTCGCCGGAGCGAGCCGACCTTTCGACGCCGTGCCTTCGACACCCGCACGGACAGTTGACCCGAGCGAGGTGAGCAGGTTCTTCGGGATCGCGCCACCCGTGAGGAAGGCTTCGCGGCGGAGCGAGTTGGCGATCTTCAGTCCACCCTTCACGCGCGCCGGGTTGAGCAAGGCGGCGGGAGCGACTGCCCCACCAAGCCCACCCAGAACCGCATTCCCCATCCGCTCATCGTCATCTTCGCCCTGGGTGGCACCGTAGGCTGCTCCGGCCGCACCACCACCGAGGATCGCCATCAGCTTGGGAGAGGCGGCACCGCGCTCGGACTTGATCCGATCGAGGAGTGCCTGGGTCTTGTCGCTGACCTTGCCGTTCTCGGCGAGTTCACGCTCCGCCGCGCGCTTGATCCCTTCGACCGCGCGATCGGGGAGGCGCGAGGGGGTGTTGCCACTCTGCTTGCGGATGTTCTCCGGACGATCGCCCAACATCCGCGCCGCCTTCTCCGCCCCGAACTTGTCTCGGAGCAGCTTGGCGAGCTTCGCAGGGTCGTTGCCGGCTTCGATCCGGATATCCAGTTCGTCCACCGACATCCCCGCCCGCCGGGCCGCGCCCTCGGCACCGTATTCGGCCTTCATCTGTGCGAGCGTCTTGGTCGGCTTGCGGGTGAAGCCTTCGAGCACACCCGACGTAGCTCCTGCCGGCGCCTCACGCTCCTTGGCGACTGCCGAGGGAACGTCATGGGCACGGAGCGCTTCATCACCAGGGTTCGCGGAGGCCATTGGAGCCGGCGGCTGGTCAGTCTCCGCCTTCAGCGGCGCAGAATTTTTCGTCTGTTGCTTACTTCCGGTAAGCATGGCCTTGGCCCGCTCACGCGCGGCCTTCTCCTCAAGCCGCTGCCGCACCTCGCGATACGCCTTGTCCTCCGCCGCGCCACTCACCCGGCTCGGACTGCGCCGCTCGACACCCCCATAGACCGGAGGACGCCCAGGGGCTTCCTTTCGTCCAGCCGCTGCAGCTTCGGCCGCAGCTTCCGCCTTCATCACCGCGTTCGCCGCGGAGGTAGCCGGGGGTGGCACCTCGGCCATACCAGCGCCCGTCTGAGGGGCCGTCGTAATCGGCTTGTCCGGAACTCTCATCGAGAACTGATTGGGCCTCTGACTGGCGCCTACGGGCACGCGCATGGCCCCAGGGCGCATGCTGCTCCCAGAGGTGGCCGCAGCCGGCGGCACCGGAGGCTTCGAGGTGGCAAACACCGCCCCACCCGGCGCCGGCTTGATCGGCGGCTGCATGAGGGGAATGTCGGTGCCGGTCTTCGCAGCCGAGGTGAGCAGACCGCCCGTAGTCGTGGCCTTGCCGGCACCCGCCGCTCCCTTGGCCATCTTCCCGGCCTTCCCCAGCCCCCGCAAAAACGGCAGGAACGTCTCAGTCGCCAACACGGCGCCGCGACCGGCCTTTCGCTCGGTGCTCTCGTCGCTCTTGACGATCGAACTCACCCCGGTGGGGTCGAGCGCATCCAGCCCTGCGCCCACACTCGACTGCTGCGCGAGGGTCGAAGCCAGCGCCGCCGGATTCAGGTTGCTCGGGTTCTTGAGGATGTTCCGGCCAGCCGACTTGGCCAGCTCCCACATCCCCGTGCCCTGATCCTTCAGCTCACTCCCCGCGCCCTTGACCACTTCGGCCGCACTCCGCCCCCAGGAGCCCTTGGCCGGCTCCTCGATCTCATACTTCGATCCATCCGGCAGCTCAACCTGATACTTCTGAGGCATCTACGACACCCGCTTCACACGTGCGCCCGGCGGCAGGTTCGGGAACAACTGCTTCACTTCTTCGTCGCTCAGATACGCATCGCCCGGCTTGGTGCCGTTCCCCTCGACCTTGGGGCTGTTGGGCGGCAGCAGCCCACTCGCTACGGCCTGCTCACGCACTCGGCTGTAAACCTGATCGATCGCCGCGTGCACCTTGGCCGCGTATTCCTCGTCGCTCTCGAACATCCCCTGAGAGATCGACTTCGCCACCATCTGCGCTTCCTTCGCGGCCTGCTGCTTCAACGTCCCAGGCAATTCCTGGAGCTTCGCGTCGAGCGCCTTCTGTCGCCGCTCGGCATCCTTCTGCGCTCGCTGCTCACGCTGCTCGGCTCGCTTCGCTGCGTCTTGCGACAGCTTCAACTGCTCCCGCTGCATTGCCTGATCTTCCTTCGCCCGCGCCTCCTGCGCTTTCCGGATCTCCTCCTGCTGTTTCAGCTTCAACTGCTCTTGTTCAAACTCGTGCTTGCGGTAGATCCGTGCAGTCGGATCCTTCTCATCCGGGGTGAGCTGATCACTCCCCTCGAACTCCTGAATATCCGCGAGCACCTGGGGATCAATAATCCGATCCCCCGGCTTGCGCCGCGCCGCACCGGCCGAATACCGCGCCCGCTTGTTGTCGATCTCTCGCTCGCGCTGCATGCGATCCCGCTCCGCCGCCGTCTGCGCCTGCACCGCTTTCCGATACTCCGCCTGCTCAGTCAAATTCTTCGCGCGGTTCTCCTCATCGGCCCGGTTCGATCGCTGCTGCTCACTGGCCCGTGCGACATCGAGCAACTGCCCCATCTGTCGCTCCAGGTTGCGCTTTGCCAACAGCGCCTCCATCGACTGATCCTGCTCGGCCCGCGCTGCGATCCAATCCATGTTCATGGTCTATCCTCGGTTCGAGAGATCGCCTTCATCTTCATCCAGCAATCGTGCAGTCGGCGGCTTCACGAACGGCGTGACGCCAATGCCACCGCCCGCACTTGCTACCTGTGGCTTCGTGCCACCCTGGCTCAACGCTTCAATCGCCTGAGCGATCCGATCCTGGAAACTCCGCTGCTCCTTGGCCGCGCCATAGTCGTTGATCGCACTCCCGGCCATCGCCCCAGCGCCGAGAATGTTCTCCATCACGCCCGCGCCCTTGAACTCCGGTGCTCCAATCCGCTCGATCGCCGGCATCTTGTCGAACTTCTCGCCACCCATCAGTCCGGCCATCGCCTGCCGATACATCTCGTCGCTCGCCGCGCGGCCCTCGGCACCAAACGCACTCGGCCGGCTACCCCCCATGAACTTGATCGGCGTGACCCCCTTGGGCACTCCGCCCACGGTCACATCCTTCATGTTCTTCCCAAGCGCGGCCCGTCGAGCGAGATCGTAATTCTCCTTCCGCGATCCTTGGGCAAACTCGCGCTGCTTGAGATCCAGCCCGGCCCGTTCCTGAAGTGCGTCCTCGGCATTCCGCGCCTCACGCAACTTGAACAGTCCCTCGTCCTGGCGTGCAACATTCTCAGCCTCACGCCCCTTTTGCGTGCCCGCAGCCAGTCCACTCAGCGCAGGCGCCGCCGCCCCCAGCCCCTTGCCGATCTTTGACAACAGACCACCAGCACCCGCCATTGCTCCACCCGTGGCCGCTGCCCCCGTGGCGCCCAGCCCCAGAAGGCTCCCGCCCCCGGTGAAGGGTGCCGCCACAATCGGCGCCGCCACGCTCAGCACTTTTCCGAGTCCTGACCAGAATCCCATAGCACCCTCTACATGGAATCGAGCATCGCGCGCCGATTCAGATCCGCCTCAGTGGCCCCGATGTCGAACCCGAGCCGATCCCTGAACTGACGATCCCCGATCAACATCCGCTGGAGATCATTGTTCAACCCGCCCATACCCAGCTTCTCTCGAATCGTCAGCTCGCGATCCCCCAGCCGGCCGGTCTGATCCAACCCCTTGAGCCGAATGTCCTGATCCCCCTTGCCCAGCTCGAAGTCCCGATCTCCGAGATACTTCTTGAGATCCAGATCCAACTTCTGCATCTCCTTCTGGAGCGCGAGCTTCTTGTCGGTATCCAGGCTCGCCCCGAATTCCTTGAGGTAGTTGTCAATCCGGTCCCGCTTGGCTTGCGTCTCCCGCCCCACCAACTCCGCGGCCATCATGCCCTGCTGGTTCCCCATCCGCTCCATCGCCGCGACCTTCTCCGGAGCGCCGAAGTCCTGACCATCGGCAAACGCTGCCTCAGCTCCACCACGCACGTCCTGACGCATTGCCCGCTCGGCCGCAGCCTTCATCGGATCGAGTTGGGCCTTGATCGCCGGATCATTCACCGTGACGTTCTCGTCCACCTTCATCCCCGCCAACAGCGCATCCCGGTAAATCTTCTGATCGTCGTTGATCGTCGGCGAGGGAGTCGCGGGCTGAGGAGTCGTCGTCGGCGGCGCCGCGGGCGGCTGGGGCTCAGTCGGTCCCGGCTTGGGCGCACCGGCCTGCGGATTGTTCTTCATCCACTCGATCGCACCAGGGTGATCCTTCGGGAACCAATTCCCGTTGATGTTCACACCCCCACCCTGCGCCACAAACGGATCATTCGGATCCGGCGCAGTCGGCGGCTGCTTCACATCCCCCGGACCACCGGGGAGGCTCTGACCACTCGGGGGCGGAGGAGCGGTGGCCTGTGTGCCCGTCGCCGCCTGTGAGTAGTCAACGGTCTTGTTCGGATCGAAGCCAGCCAAATCCATCCCACCACCCGCCGCGCGGGCGGCATCCATCTGTGCATTGCGCTCGCCGCCACGCCACAGCAGATCCTTGCTGGTCATCGACTCGCTGCCGTAATCCATTCTCGTCATCGTCTACCCCATGAGCGAAAGCAGCGCTTTGCGATCCATCTGGCCCCCCGCGGCCTCCTGCGCCTGCTTCATCAACTGCTGGAAGAAGTCATCGTCGGTCGGCACCATCGTGTTCAGCTTCTCGGTCAGCGGATCCGTGGTGTTCTGCGCCACCGGCCCGCCACCGGGCATCTCAGCCTGCACCTCCGGGCCACCCTCTCCGCCCTCCGGACTCCACCCGCCCCACGTGCCCTTGCCGGTCTTGAACCCGGTGATGATGTCCCCAATCCCTTCCCGCCCATCGAAGTTCCGCCACTTGCTCAAGTTCCGCGCATCGAGCTTGTCGTCGCCCGCAGCCGAGAACTGGGCGCCGTTGATGTCCGCGGCGTTCAGCGCCTCGATCAACCCCTCCTGATTCAGCCCCTTGGTCGGATCGAAATTGCTCAACACCGTGAGCATCTTGTAGCGCTCACTCATGTCGTCCCAGCCCCGCCCGAACTTCTCGCTCGGGTTGGCCGCATCCGTGCTCCACGCCCCCATCTGACCGGCATACTTCCCGAGCTTGCGGTAATCCGGCTTCTCGGGCGCCTCACTCACCGGCTTCCCATCTACTTCGAGCGGGGAAGTCGGCGGCGCGGCAAACGGAGCGATCGTGGACGATGGCACGTCTTCTGCACTGGCACCCAGCGCATTTCCCAACATCCCACCTTCGAGCGCTCCCATCGCCGACTTCATGCCCTCTTCAGGCTTCGCAATCGACTTCTTGATCGCCCCGGTGATCGGATCGTCTTCCTCTTGGTAGTCAGCTAGGTTTGCCATAGGGTCATTTTACAGGGTTGGCAGGGGTTTTGCTTTCCGCACCCTTCTGCTGCTCATGCTTGAGCTGTTCGATCTCCCCTTTGAGCAGCCGGTTCTCGACCGTCAGCTCGCCAATCAGCGCCAACAGATCCTTCACACTCGCCTTCAGCATCACTCCCCCTTACGGATTGGTCGCAATGACCTTGACCGTGCCATCGCCGAATTTCACCTTGAGATCCCCGTCCGCGGTGTCCACGTAGATCCGTGCCCGCCCAGCAATCGCAGCCGGCGCCGCCACGCCATCCCCCAGGTTCAAATGCGAGGCGAACAGATCAAACGCCGCGCACTCATCGAACGTGAGATCCGCATCGGTGCGGTCGCCCAGCTTCACGGTGCTCAAGCCATCTTCACTTGGACTGAGGAGGTAGCTCGCCGCGCCCACCCGATACAGCTTCAACACCTCTCGCGCGCCGGTCACATCGAACCACCCAAGCGAGGCATTGAACGAGTCGTCCGACACGATCATCGCCCACGCCTGATCCCCGCTCAGGCTGGGGAGATGAATCCCCGCACCTACCGCGCCGGTCCCTGATCCCCCACTCACCTGCAACCCGATCTCGATCGTCCCTTCCACACTCCCGGTGACATCGAGCCCGGTGATTGTCACCTCGTCTCCAAACGCCCCCGTCCCGCCAAAGTGCCCATGACCATCGGCATCGAGATCCCCGGTGTGTCCCGTCTCCTCATCCTTGCTCAAGGTCAACGACCATGCCGTCACATCGGCATGGCCATCGTCCTCGGTATGCTCAGTCAACCACCCCGCGTTGATCTTGATCCCCAGGTTCTCGAATTCCTCGGCCACTCCCTTGCCCAAGGAGCTGACCGTCTCGCGCATGATCAACCCGAGCTGCATTACCCCGCCTCCGTGCCTGAAGTCGGCCGGATCGCCACGCCCTCCAGCGTCCACGTTTGTTCAAGGTCCGCACCCGAATAGCTCTCGGGATCTCCTACCTCGAACTGGGCCTGCTCCAACTCCGCCATCGCCAGATCATCGAACTGCACGGTGGTGTATGCCTCACCACTCCCGACAATGCTCTGGGGCTGTGCCCGCTTCTCCTCCAGTCCCGTGTTCCGAATCGCCGCGACTTCGATCTCCGAGTCCGATGCCTTGGCCACCAGCACGGCGCCGTCGATCTCAAACTCCGAGAACAGCTCACCGAGCTGAAACGCCTTCGATACCAGATACCCCCGAAACCGCGTGCCATCGTCCGTCACGCCCTGATCCGCAATCACCAGATTGCTCGTCACCGCCGTGCCGGGCGCCAAGTGCGGCCGGAGCTTGTTGGTCGTCACATCGGGAAACAGAATCGCGCTCACCGCGGTTGCAATGTTCCCGGTGTAGTCGGTCCAGGATCGCTGTCGGATGTTGAAGCACGCGAGGTAGTTCGGCACCGCGCTCGAATCCAGCGTCAGGGCATACCACACCAGCCAGTGCTTCGGATAGAACACCACCACCGCCGACACACTCGCATTGAGGTTGATCCGTGCCGCCAGCGCTCGCCGCTTCTGCATCAGATCCTCCAACCCATTCGCCCCGTAGCGGCACGCCCCGACGTTTTGATCCGTGAAATACACGCACGCGATCCCGTGCTCGTCAGTCCCCGCGTGTGCCGCTCTCGGCAGACACCCTCGGCTCGGACTGATCTGCACCGAGTCATACGCCTTGCTCGGCCGACCACTCCTCACCAGCTTGTGCATCTGGCTGTTTTTGAACGCCCAGATCCCGCCCATCACCGCCGGCATGAGCATGGTCAGCCCGCCCGAATTCAGCCCGAGGAGATCGAGAAAGAACCGCGCCGTCGCCGGCACGCGCTCATCGTTCCCCACCCCCAGATCCGCTCGCAGCGGAGTCCAGCTCACGCGCGAGTCATTCACCGGGGTGTAGGGCGATCCGCCCAGCAGCAATCGATCCTCATCCGCGGCAAGGTGGTTCGCCGCCGGCAGCGGGGTGTATTCCGTCAACGCCTCCGACAGATCCCCGATGTCCGCATACCCTGCCGCCAACGTCTGCGTGTCTACATACGTCAACGTCGCTACCGCGAAGCTCCCCACGCGGTAGAACAGGTTGTTGTCAATGGACAACTCCAGCTCCCAGTGTGTCTCCACGCTGCCTGACGTAAACCCTCCGCCACTCGGCCGGGACCACGTGATGCTCGCATCCCCCCCACTCGGGGTGAACGTCTGCACCGCACTCGGCTCCGATCGCAGCACTGTGACCCCGTTGACCACCTGGGTCCACCTTACTCGCCCATACCGTGTGCCACTCAGCGTGCCCGCACCACCCGAGTCTGCCGCCGTGGGAGCCGCAGCGGGGGCATCCAACCCTGACCACCGCAACACCGTTCCGTCCCACACATGAGTGCGATCGGCATAGGTCGTTCCGTGCAGCGCCAGGAAGAACTTCCCATGCAAACTCACCCCATTTGACCCGTGCGCGGTGCTCAGAAACGCGCCGACCTTGTAGTTGACCACTGGCACACCGCCCTGCCACCCTCCAGCCTGCGTCCGACGATCCAACCGCCCATAGGAATCAATCGCCCACAGCTCGTCATCTGCGACATCGTTCGTCGGCTGGAAGCGCATCAAATCCTTCAGCGGCACCCCACCAGAACTACTCACTCCCACCAGCGCGTAGAGCACCGAAGCCCATTGCACCGAAGCCGACAACTCGTGCACCCAGAAGTTTGTCGGCAGCATGCCGATCTTCGCTGCGCTGGCCACCCGCGCCGAACCGTTGATCACCGTCGAGGACTCCAGTGTCCCTACCGGATCCAGTGTCAACGTCGCATTGCCATACGCCAACGCATTGATCGACATCGATTCAGCGTTGTGTGAGTTGTTGCTCTGTGTCGGCGCCTCCGACGTGCCACTCGTGGTCGTCGCAAACGCCGGGCTCGCCGCCGTGTCCACGTTGTCCCACCGCTCGGCAATCACGCTCGCATCCGCCGCCCCGCTCAACGTCACGGCCACCGTGCCGCTCAGCGCCGGGTTGCGCTTATACCACACCTCCACTCGACTTCCCAGCGTCACCCCGGCAAGAAACGTCAGCGCTTCGCCGTTATACGTCACCGCCGTCACGGTGCCGGCGCTCACCGTGATCGTCACCATCATGATCTGATTCGTGTTCGGGCCGGCGTGTGCCGTGCTCACCACATTCCCACTATTCGCCGCCAGCCACCCACCCGTGTTCCGCTGGGCCATTGTCGGCACGGCTCGCGCGAATACACTGTTGGTGAACACCAAAGGAGAGCACCCACCCCGTTTGGTGCCAAGCTGTCCTTCCCGAAAATCCACGTTCACCGCCTCGGTGCACTCGTTCGGTGCCAGCGACATCGGTGAATCGCCGTCGTTGATCCCGCCCCGGAGATCGAAAATCTTCAGATATTTATCAGCCACGATAGGTGCCCCACCAGAATCCCCACCACCACTGGCCATCCTCGCCCTGTTTGATCGTCAGATACGATCGCACCGAGCAGAAGTAACGCAACTCGCCCAACCGATCCTTGAACTTTCCTTCCATCCCCTGCGCCAACCCTGCTTTCTCCAGCTTCATCAACTCATCCGCGGTCGCCCCAAACACCAGCGTGTCGTGGAAGTCCTCGGGCAGCGCCGGGATATCGCCATCCGCGCTCATGTCCGTTCCAGTGACGATTCCGTCAATGGTCAAGTCATACGCATCATCCGGCTTCGGCCAGATACTCAGCGTCACCGTGGTCGCGTTGTGGCGGGAGATCACGAAATACTGGGGTGCCCCTTCGACACTCGCATCGGGATCCAGATTCCGAATGAAGTCCTGGGTCTTCTCGATCAGCACCCGGTTGCCGGCGGGATACGTCACCGTGATTGGATGCACCAGCCCTGCAACGGCATAACTCACCGTGCCCGCCACCGTGGCCTGTGACACCGTGCCGAACCTGACGCTACTCAAGCCGCAGCTTGTCGCCACGGCTCGATAGCGCTCGTTGAGAAAGTCTTTGATCCGGCTGCGCGAGTCTGGACTCGTCAGCTTCAGCCGGTCCATCACACGATTCTGCAACTGTAGGAACGTCACGGTGTCACCCCTTATCTACTGACTAGAAGACCTCTTCTTCGTCATCGAACTGACCGCGCCGACGCCGCTCCTCCTTGGCCTCACGCTCGGCGATGATCGCCCTGAGCATCAGGGTCATCGAGGGATACTGCGTATACATCTCGATTCGCATGTCGTTCTTCGCCCCGGCCCACTGGAGGTTGATCTCCCCCTCGTTGTTCCGCTGCACTTCGACCTTGCGATCCAGATACCGCCCCGGCTTGAGCTTGTTGAACAAGTGAATCTCCTCCTCGCTGTGGGTCAGCGGGTTGAGGAGGATCCCGTGGAGATACGTGTTCCGAGTGAACTTCGGTCGCACCCGCTTCCCTTCCGGGTTCCACGGGCTGGTCGGCTTGATCTCACTGTAGGAAAGCTGCCTGACCGACTCATCCCGGGTGACGATCTTCTCCATGCTCTCGGCGACTCGCACCATTGCCGCGAAGCCCTGCTCCATCGTCGGAGGTGCACTGTTCGCCTCCCCACTCCCCTCGGCATAGGCCGGGGGCTGGAGCTGATCCCCGCTATTCGGGTTGTTCAGCAGATCATCCGAGTCGAAGACCACCTTGGTCGGGGGGAGATCCTTGAGCGATTCCTTGGTCACTACCTTGTCGTTTGCCATGACTACCTACTCCTGTATCGGAGGTGCCCGCCGGGACTTTGGACTCCAGCGAACGAGTGGATGGTGATCGTAGAAAAACCTCTCCCTGGCCCGATCACCGGAAGCCAAGGAGAGGTTCGAGTTGTCACTCAGCCTTAGCCGAGTGAGTCGCTGACCGAGGGGTAGCTCACCTGGATCGTGGCGAAGTTCGCCGCGTCCACCGAGCGGAACACCGCGCCGAGCACCTGATCACCCGCGACCACGGTGTCATCGACACGACCCGCGGTTCCGTCGATGTAGACCTTCGAGTTGTCCACGATACCCGCATCGCACGACACCGAGCAGGTGCCGTGAATCAGATACCAACCGAACTCGCTGGTCGAATCGACCGCCGCCTGGGCAATCGCCACCGGGCCAATCGCGTTCGCGACCACCAGGGTGCTCAGACCCGCCTCGTCATACGTGACCACCGACCCCGCGACCGTGGAGCCCACGCCCGTGAGGTAGATGTATTCGTTGCCGGCGGCGTCGAAGCCGCGCGTCAGAAGGGGGCAAGCCTTGGCCGAATCCACCGCAGTGGTATCGCCCTGCACATAACCCCCAGGATATCCAACAAGCTGTGCCATGTTCGTAACCTCTGATGAAACTTGGTTGAACAATGGGGTGAGGATTACTCCCCACCCCGTTGCGTCTACTACACCTCGGCGAGCACGAACACGCGGCTACGCGCGCTCACGACAGCCTGAAGCATCGTGTAAATGAAGAACCGGAAGCCGTTGCCGTTGTCGATCTCCTGCGTCTCGCCCTTCTGGCGCTTCGCACCCTTGTAGAACAGGAGCTTGAAGACCTTGGGGTTGAGGCCGTAGATTCGCGCCGTCGCGTGCTGCGAGAAGATCATCTTCCCGGTCTTGAACGCGATGTTCTTGCGGCCGGCGTCGAAGGCATCCTTGCCGACATACCGCTGGAGCGTGCTCTGCGTGCCCTCGTAGACCGCGTGCGAGTCCGCATCGGTCACGAACAGGGACGGCGCCGAACCACCCGAGCCCTTGCTTGCCTGATTCCAGGCCAGCGTCAGCTTGGCGATCATGTCGGTGCCCGCCGCGAGATACGTGCCGGCGATGTTGCGCCAGAAGGTATCCAGGGTGGAGTTGATGCCACCCACGGTGCCGGTGCCCGCGTCCGCGATGAGGTTCTGGAGGCCGAGGAAGCCGTTGGTGCTGGTCGAGAAGAGTTTCTGCTCGATCAGGTCGTCATGCGTCTCGAAGGCGTTGGTGAGCAGCGCCTTGACGAAATCGACCTTCTGGTTCTCCTCGGGGTTCTTGGCGTCGTCGCCCTTCGACCACACAACCGGAACCGAGAGCTGCGCGGGGTCGTAGACCGCGGCCGTCAGCACGTCGGTCTTGCCCATCGCCATCGGATCCAGGTCATTCACGAGGAACTGCGCACCGGGGTTGCGCCGATAATCCAGCGGGACTTCGATCTGCGGACCACCAGGGATGGTCTTGATCGCTCCCACCGATTCCAGCTCGCGCATGAACGCGCTCTCCGCCCACTGGTTGGCGGGCTTCCGCGCTTCGGCAAGCACGGCGTTGTAGCTGGAAGCCACAATCTGCGAAATGGTCAGTGCCATGTCACGTCACCTATTGATGCGTGCGGACTTGGCTGAAAAAAGAAAAGGAGCCCAGTCGCGCACAAGTTGAACACTTGTTACGGCGCGCAACTGAGCCCATATCGAAGGGCGTCAATCAGAGGTGCCGGGGTGCCATCACCTGTATCGTCGGTGTCGGCGGTTACGTGAGCACACTATGGCATGAGTCTTGCGCGGATGTCAAATCCAGCGTGAAAGATGCTTGTCGGTCGGGCCACACCAGCCGTTCTCACTCAGCTCACAGCCGTTGGGAAACATGTCCGATCGATGCGCTGCCAGCACCGCTTTCAACTCGGTGCGGCTATATACCTTCCGCCCCGGCTCGATGTGCTCCATGACCATGCCCCCTGGAATGTCATCCGGGATCACACCCCCCACCCGCTTGAGGATCGCTTCGGGGAACGTCTCCCCGCCGCACACCTCACACGCGATCTCACTGATCTCCGTGCTCCAGGCGAGTTTCTTGGTGACGTGGTGGCAGCTCAGACACCCCAGTCGCCACTCTTTCATGATCATCCGCATCACTCACCTCTTGGTCAACGTCGCAATCATGTCCAGCGCGGCCTCTTTGTAGTTCGTCAGCGCAAACTGCCGATACTCCTCATTCCGCGACAACAGGTTCTCGTTCATGTTGTAGCCCCAAGCGGCAACAAAGTCACACGCGAATCCCTGGGCATTCCACTTGCGATCGGTATGCGGGGCGTTGTTCTCCCGCCAGTCCTTGCTCAAGTAGAAGAACCAGAACTCGCTCACCGGGGGCCACTGGTGGGTAGGGTCGCCATACGCCCGACAGCTCGCCCAATGCGGGACGATGATCTGGCACGTTCCACCGGGAGTCAGCACGCGATACAGTTCATTCACAAACGCCACCCGCTGATCCGCGGTGAGGTGTTCGATGAAGTGACTCGCGTGGGCCTCACCGACGCTCCCATCTGCCCAGGGCCACGGGGTCTTGGTGAGATCGACAACGAAATCGACCTTCCCGTCGAAGCCGTATTGATCCACCCCCTGAAACCCCTCACGCTTATTCGGCCCACACCCGAAGTCCAGCTTGAGTGGTTCCTTGGCCTTCTCGATCTTCAGTCGCTTTGCTTTACCCACGTGTCCTCCTACCAGACGATATCCGTCTCCACCTCGTAGTGCCCGACTCGCACGTCGCAATCGATCGCGCACCGATACCCGTGCTTCCGCGCATCCGACCAGAAGTAGAGATCCTGCGTCCCAATCCCCTCACTCCCGCTCGCCACGGTCTTGAACCACGGCTTTCTCAACTTCCCATCCTTGAACATCTTCAACCGCCACAGGTTGAACCCCATGCCGGTGCCAACACACTCGACCAGCTTGCCCGGCTGCGGCACCTGGGGTCGGAAGTTCACCACTGGATCCTTCGGATCCCCCCAAATCTGCGCCACCCCGCTCGGCCCCTTGGTGAAATACAACCCACCAATGCACGCAAACTCGGGGTGCTTCTCCATCTGTTCGAGGAGCTTGAGCACGCCATCCGCGGGGGGCAAGTTGTCGTGTTCGATCGTCAACAAATACTCCCAGTCCCTCAACTCGGGATGCGCGAGAATTTGCTCAATCACCGTGCTGTAGGCATCGCCCACTTCCATGCCCTGCGCCAAGATCCGAATCACCCCATTGTTCGGCGGAAACATCAGGTTCCAATGCGACAGCGCCGCTTTCGCCGGCAACATCGCCCCCGCCGGCAGGATCACAATAATCCTCTGCTTCTTCCACGAGCTGCCTTTGATCAACCGTGATTGGGTCTGGGCAAGATCCTTATTGTGGACCCCACCAAAGTCGCTCACCAACTGTGGCTTCACGCTACGACCCCTTCAAGTAATCCGGGAGATCGATATCACCCGCGGCCAGCGTGAACGTCCGCGCCGCGCCGAACGCCTGCACCGCTGCTGTCACTTTCTGTCGCCGTGTCTGGAGCGTATCCCCCGCGGCAATCGCAATCGGCACGAACTCGGTAGCCACGGCTCCCGCGGTGTCATCCCGCAAAAACGCGACCTTTGCTGTCAGCGTCATTTGACCACTGACACCTGTAGGCTCCAAGCTGTCATAGCTCAACACATACGCCTTATCCGCCATGATCCCTCCTTAGCTGTGTTCAGCGAACAGCCTCATCGCCAGGGCGCGATTGAGGTTGCTCGAACGAATATACGCCGTGTCGGTAAGATTGACCGACCCCGGCATCGCCGTCGAGAACGAGGCACTGAAATACCCGTGATCCCAGTTCTGCGTCTCATTGGTGTCCGCGTTCGCTCCCGTGAGCACCTGCCCAGGGAAGAACTGCATCGACCACGTTTGGGCCGCGCCGGTTGTCCTCATCCAGAATCCCACCAGATACTCACCCGGCACCAAGCTGATCGTGCCCACCGGGATCGTCCGATGGTGGTAGCCGGTCATACCGCCCACCTGGGTCGAGTTCGAGCCCGCCGTGCCGTTCGTCCAGCTTCGCGTTGCGCTCGCTGAACTCGCAAGGCTGGCCGTGGATCCGCTCAGCGTGTAGAACCCAATGCTGATTGAATAGCCACCCGAGCTTTGAGTCGCCTGGGACATCGACGCCTGGAAGTCCATCTTGGTGACGTTGATGAACGCCGGCAGGCTCAGATAGAACAGCGACAGCGCCGCGTTGCTCGTATTACTCGACGCCGCGAGGCCAGGATACGCGAGATCCACCCGATAGTTGCTGCGCGCGTGATCGCGAATCGAGAGGGTGGCGCTGTTGCCATTCACGCTCTGGCTGAGGGTCACACCGCCCATGCCAACAAACTGGATCTGGCTCCCTACCAACCCCGTGGTGCCAGCCGTATTGCCTTGTGTCGAGATTCCCGCAGTAAACCCTGCGCCCGCCCCGAGATTCGGCGCCGACACGGTGATCGTAATGCTCTGGCCGTCCGTGGACCCCGAGAGCGTGATGTTGTTACCACCAGCCAGCACCAGCCGGCTCCCAACCAGCCCGGTATCCCCTGCCGTGTTCCCGATGTTCGTCAGCCCGGCGGAGAAGTTTCCTCCACCCGCCGCGCCCGAGATGGTGATCGTCGCCGACTGACCATTGACGGATCCACTGAGGGTGATATTGTTCCCGCCCGCCAACACCAAGTGGTTGCTCACCAGACCCGAGGTGCCGAGGGTATTCCCCAGGTCGCTCAACCCGGCGGTCAACCCGGTCATCTGTGTCTGGGTGCTCTGGTTGAACGCGCTCACGGTGATCGTCATCGACCCGCCGTTGGTGGATCCACTCAGCGTGACATTGTTCCCACCAGCAAAGATCAACCGTCCGGTGACTGATCCTGTATCTCCCGCGGTGTTCCCACCCGAGATGCCACCACCAGCAAACCCTCCGCCCGGCCCACCCGCGGCCCCCGAAATCGTCACACTCTGGCCGTTCTGGCTCAGGGTGATGTTGTTACCCCCAGCGAGAAACAGCGTGCCTGTGGACACCACGGCCAGCGCCCCGGAGGTATTTCCCCCGAGGCTCACAGCCCGAATGCGATTCAGCGTGACAGGCATTAGGTGAAGTAGGTATACGTCACGCCGTCACCGTTGACGGTCGTGTCAATGTTCACGTCAGCGAGGTTGTCGATCTCCAGTTCGATCGCATCCCCAGGGAAGAGGGGCACACCGCGTCTTGTGCCCAACGCAGCCACCACCGTTGCCCCACCCACCGTGATCACCCCGGTGTTGTCCGTCTCCGCGGTAATCACCACCCGTTTGCACGGCGTCGATCCGGCCAGCGCTTCGGCCGTGCCCGCGCTCGCCACCGTCTTCCGTCCATCTCCAATCCCTGTGATGTCGTGCCCGACCCGCCCGATGATGTTCGAGCCCGTGGCCAGCACGATCAGACTCTTCAGATCCTCCAACCCTTGAGTCGCCCGCCGGAGCTTGGCCGAGATCGTCCCAGCCGCCCCCGCAGCCACAATCGCATCCGCAATCGCGCCCTCGGTCGCATCGGCACCATCAGCAATCGTGATCGGACCACCACCACCCCCGCCCGGCTGGGTCATCGGATCCCATTCGAGCGTGATCGAATTCCAGACATACTGGAGCGCCCACTCGACGTGGAGAATCGGACGGGAGTAAGTGGTGTCAATCGCCATGCTACGGCCTCACGTCGCTCTTGATCGCCATGATGGCCTCTTTGACCGATTCTTCGATCGCCGCGACCACCTGGGACTCAGAGACGAAATACCCAATCCCTTTACCCCGCGCTCGGCTCACGATCTCATCCACCAGATCGCGCTCGCTCTGGGCACCAGGGCGCATCTTCACAGTCGCGCCATCGTGACGCCCGACTGCCAGAAAGAACTCACTCATGCTCTACCCCCTGATTGTCGCACGCCTACCGCGGCAGGTTCTTGATCGAATCCCGGATGACATCGGCGATGTCGCGATCCTCATCCTTCGGCTCACCCGAGCGCTCAACCCCCGACGACTTCACCACCGCCTGGGCCGCAGCCGGCTTCGCCTTCATCTCAGCGATGATCTCCGCGCGCAGCTTGTCCTTCTCGATCTTGCCCGCCTCTTGGAACTTCTGCGGGACCGTGCGGATATACGCTTCCTCGATCCCCATCCGCTCATTGCCCGGCGCCATCATCAACGCCTTGATGTCCTTCTCGTGCTGGGCATAACCCGGCCACTCCTTGCGATAGCGCTGGAGATCCACCTCCGCCCGCTGCTTCGCATCCGCCCAGCGGGTGCTCTGCTCGAACGCGGTAGCCACCTTGCCATACTTCTGCTCCATCTGATCCGCGATCTGCTTGGTCAGCTTTTCGCTCAGCGTCTTTTCGAGCGTGGACCCATGCCACGTGAGCAGATTCGTCAGCCCCTCGTCATCGTAGTATTCCAGTCCCTCGGCCGTCTTCTGGTTCGGGCCAGGGCGATCCGCCGGCACCGCGGGCTGCTGCCCTGCACGCTGGAGCATCTTGGCATACCGTTCATCCTGCAACAGCAGCTCGACGAACTTCTCGGGATCTTCTTCACTCAGCGCAATCGCCCTGAGCGCCTGCTGGATCTCCGCATCCTTCGCCCACTCATACTGCTTCCACTCGGCTTCCTGCTTGGCAATCGCTGCCTCCCGCTCCTGCCACGCCTTCTCCTTGGCCGTCCACTCCTCCAGCGCCTTCTGGTGCTGATTGCGCGTGCGCGTCAACACCGCCTGATGCCGATGGATCGCGATATTCCCCCGCATCGCCGGGTTCTTCTCGCGGATCTCCTTCTCAATCCCCGCGAGTTCGGCTTCCTCAGCTTCCTCCTCGGCGGTCTTCTGCGCTGGAGCGGGCGGCTCATTCCCCTCGCCACCCTCACCCATCGAGCTGACGATCGCCTCGCGGATCGGATCGCCCTCACCACTACCACCGCCCATGCCACCCGCACCGCCATCCGCGGCCGGCATGTCGTAGAACAACCCGTAGAACTTGTGCTTGAACATTTACTTCTCCGTCGTTGGGAGGGAGCTGTCTCGGGATCCCTCGGCTCCCGTTTCTGCTTTCTCATACCGCCGGTTCAACGGCTGCACGACCGGCGCAGGGCCGGGGTGGGAAGTATCCGGGGCACCACCCGGCTGGCCTTCCGCGCCAGGAACTACCGGGGGCACCGGAGGCGGCAACACGGCTGCACTCTGAATCAGCTTCACCGCGGCGGCAATATCCTGCTCGGTGATCGGCGTGTTCGATTTGTTGATCAATGCCACCGCCATCGGCGACATCAGATCCTCGCCCTTGACCGTCGCCGAAATCTTCGGCCCCGGCGGCTGCGGGGGCTGCGGCTTCGCCATCGCCTTGGTCGGATCCATCCCATGTGCTTCGAGGAGCTTTCTCACCAGCGCCGCGGGGTCCACCAGGGGATCCTTCCGCAGCAGCTTATACAGATTCAACGCCTCGGCTCGCTGCTGACTCACATCCAACCGGAGCTGGCTGTCCGGGCGAATGCTGAAGATATACTCGCCCGCGATCAGATCCTTGTTCCACTGCTTGAGCGCCGCGGCCCCATCTTCCCCGACCACATACGCATAGTCGGTGTCGTCCGCGAACATCTGCATCAACTGGCCAACCCCCGCCGCGATCTCCAAGAAGAACCGCGCGACCCACTGCTGCTCATACGCCAGCCGCACGTCATTCGCGCCCTTCATCTCTCTGACTTCAGTCGCCGTCGTCTCGCCCGGTGTCGTCACGCCCTGCTGCATGGCGCCCATCGACCACGCTTCATCCAGATCCGCCTTGATCACCTTGTCGAAGTTCCAGTTCTCGGGCGGATAGTGGGCTCGCGCCACCTCACCGATCGCATTCGCACCCGGCCCGTTCATCGGGATCATGTCCTGCCACTTCCCGCGCCGGAGCTTATCCCCAATGATCGCGTCCACCTGATTCACGTCGAACCAGCGCAGCGGCATCGAGTGATCCCTCTGCCGCACCATCTGGGTCCGCGACTTGATCAACTCCCTTACCTGCGGCCGGCCCACTTCCGAGTCAGACGGCGGGATCGCCATGTCCGAGATGTGCGCGATCGTGCCCACCTTGAGCGGATAGGTCGTCATCCCCACCCAGCGCCCGGTCGCCGGATCCTTCTTCTGCCACTTGAAGTCCTCGTCCACGACCTTGGACTTCTCACCCCGACCCGTCTCGACCAGCACGATTCGCTTGATCTTTCTCGGATCCTTCTCGTTCGGATCGAACGTGTGCGGGTGGTAGAACAGCTCGCAGTATTTGATATACGAATCAAACGGCTTCAGATTCGGGTTTTCATTGATCAACAACCACTCTTCGTCGTTGATCTGCACACCCTCGGTGCCTTCCGGCACCCACTCGCGCCGGATCGCCTCGGCGAGCGGCAGATACCCCTCGCGGCCCAAAAACGACGCCTTCTGCCAGTCCGTGCCGACGAACTCGATCGGCCAGAGGAAGTGGAGCAAGCTCACCCGCTCCGCCTTGTAGCACTCGTAGATCGGCATCGGCAGCATCTCGGGAGCCGGCGCATCGGGCACGATCTCCCCCTGCTTTACCGGCACCTCACCACCACCCTCGGCAAAGGGTGCTGGTGATCCCGCCCCACCCTGCACGCTCACGTCAGGGAGCGGAGCGACCGATGTGCCTTCCACCTGGGATCCACTCGTCAACATCTGGCCCGGATCTTGCGCCGGAGGGAGTGCCGCCGCCATCCCACCGTCAAGCGGCTTCTCCTCGAACTCGGCCTCGTAGCTCACCATGCAGATCATGATCCCCGTGGCGTTGATCAAATCCCCCAGGCACTCGTTCATCACATGCTCGGCGTGCACCTTCTCGGTCAGCTCGAAGTTGAGTGCCGCGGCAAACACACTGGTCGCCGCCGCCCACTCCGGACGCCGCGCCTTCAAAATCACCTCGGGCACCTGGAAGAACAACTGGCTCTGCTTGTTCTTGGTCTTCGACCAGTCCGCCGGGATGTTCACCGTGTCTTCGCTCGGTGTCCCTTTGAACGGCTTGCCGCGCCGATAGCTGACGTTATCCTGGAGCGTCGGGCGCTTCTCCTGCTTCACCTGTCGGCAGGCATTCACCCGGCCCCACCACGCCTCGGCACTGAGCGGATCTTTCATCTTCGCCATCGGTTATCTCCTGCTGCTCTCAGCACCCAACACAAACTCGTCACTGCCACCTTCAGCAAAAATCGCCTGACGCAGCTCCCGCGGGAGGTGGTCCAAATTCTTGACCGGCTCGTGGCTCGGCGCCGGCCGGTTACTCGCCCAATAGCGGATCGCATCGGCGGCGTGATCTTCCACCCCGGTCGCCTGGGTGATGTCCTTGGGGTGCTTGGGATCGGTTTGGAGACTCGGCAGCGTGCGGATCGCATACGGCACCCCCAATCCTGTTCCGGCGGGTTGGGGAGCGAGCATCTGCAACCGCGGCCTTGGTCCCGTCCCGTCGTTGTAGACCGTGCTCAACCACGCATGGACTCTCATCCACCCGTTCTCGCGCTCGTTGTTGGCTTCGATCATCGAGACACCATGCCGCGCCATCGTCTCGGCAATGCTCTCGCCCACCGACTCACGCCACATCATCGGATCGCCCACCGTGAAGCGAATGTTCAACCCCTTCGACTCTTCAACGATCCTCTTGGCAGCCTTCTCGGGAATGTGGCCCTTGAAGGTCCACTCTTTGAACAAGATCGCGGTGCCATCCGGTAGCATCGCCATCCAACCGCAATACCCCGGTTCGAGATCCGAATAGCCCCAGTCGATGAGGCGCACGATCTGCACCCACGGCACGAGATGAACCGGCACTCCATTGATCTTCGGCATCTCCTGAATGACGTGCCAGTCCGTGCCCAACTTCCGCTCGGCAAACTGGCTGAAGAACTGGCCCTCGACCAGCCACTCGCCGTCGATGTAGGCGCGTCGAAGTGACTCGCTCGGCAGCATCAACAGCTTCTTCTCATACTCCCCGCTCATGTGCGGGTTGTCGATCAAATTCATCTTGATCGACTTCCACTTCGAGGGGTCGTAGTCCGGGTTCTCTTCCTCCGTCACGCTCTTGTCGATGAAATACCGCTTCACCCAGCTCGCACCCTCGCCGATCGGATTGGTGGCACCTCTCACAAACGCCATCTTCTTGGCGCCCACCGCACTTCTCGCCGACATCGAGATCCGCATGAACTGATCGAGCGTGAAAGTTGTCAACTCGTCATACCCAATCCAGTCCCACTCCTGACTGAGATAGTCCATGACGGCGGCATCGCTCTCACAATGCCCGAATTGGAGCAGCGAACCATTGTCGTATTCGAGGAAGAACTTGCTCTGGTTGAAGTCCCGCTTCAAGTCCAACATCTTCCCTTCCATCGCTGTCCGGGCGAAGTGCGATCCTCGAAGCTGAGGGAAGGTTCGACGCAGCAGCAGCGCCCGGTGCCCAGGGATCATCAGATTCCGCAGGTGCGCGTCCCAGCGCAGGGTGGTGGACTTGGCACTGCCTCGCCCACCCTCACCCAGCACATACGGCTCGTCCGACTCGTGAAACTCGGCCCCCTTCAAGGTCGGGATGTAGAGGATGTGCGTATCCCCATTCGCCGCGACCTTCGTCACCGCATTTTCAGGAATCCCTTCCTTGCACTGCTGCTCATAGGGGCCGTAGTGAATCAATGTTCAGTGCACCGTCTGCTTTGCGACATCCAGGTTGTCCGTCTCCAACCGCGCCGCAATCCCCCGCAGCGCCTTGGCCATCTCCTTCGTGTTCTGCTCGCGCGACTCCTGGGATCCGCTCAGGAGGATGCACGCCCCGAGGAACCGATAGGCGAACGTCAGCACCGCACTCACGCCATCCCGCGCATGAAAGTCGGCACCGCTTTTGATTCCGGTGCTCAATTGCTCAATTAACCTGTCCACTTCGGGGTTGGCGCCGGCCTGTTCCATGCTCGTCACTATGGCATGCTTTCTGCACGGGGATCAACTGGCACGTCCTTTGCCGCCAATGCTACTCTCGGCTGCATGGCCACCAACCGTTTGGATGAGGTATATGAGGAGATCAACCGCGGTGACATCTACGAACAGCCGATCGTGGAGCAGAAGCCGGTGCGCCGCTCGATCTACGGTTACTGCCACGACAAGACCGGGGTCGTCACCATCAACCCGCAGCTCTCAGTGCTCGACACCCTCATCCACGAACTCTTTCACCGCCGGCATCCCTCATGGAGTGAGCGCTACGTGAAGGCCCAGACCACTCGCCTGATTCGCTCCCTTACGCCCGAGCAGCAGCAGGCACTCTACGACCACTACCTCCGAGTCCGCGTGCGCTCGCGCCGCAAGAAGGCTGTGCAATGATCTACGGAGCAGAATCCGAACCGACAACACTTGAAGCTGTGATGACGATCATCATCGTTCTCGCGGCCATTCTCATTGGCACTGCTATCCTCATCGAGCTTGAGACAGGTAAGCCGGCGAAGGTAGTCATCTCTCAGTGGTGGAACTCGTGAACTTCCTCCTCGACCCGCGCTTGTTCAACTACTTGATCATGGCCCTCTACGTCATCAACGCCGTGCGGTGGGCATTGGCTCGCAACTGGGCCGACATGTGCTACTGGCTCTCAGCCTTCGCCATCACCGCCACTGTCACCTGGGGATACAAACACTAATGGAGGAAGCCGTCATGTCATTTCCTCAATTCGACGGAATGATCGCCTGCTTGCCCGAGAAGTGCTCCCAGAAGCAGTGCGAGGCGACGGGGACCTCGACGATCATTCAGCGCTATCTGGCGACGTACACCGGCAGTTCAAGACGAAAGGATGCGAGCAATGAACAGACACGGCGATCCGTTTGGCATCGACAACGACCACGAAGCGTTTAGGCTGCTGGACTTGATAAACGCCGAGTTCCAGAGCGATCCCCAAAGCGTGCAGTGTTTCGACTTGCGAATTGTCCAGCGCGTCAAGGAGTGCGTCGAGAAGCGAAAGGCGGCCGAGCGGCGCGGAGACGTGCCGCCGCTGTTGACGGACGTCCGAACACGAAGGGATTAGACATGGATCAGCAACTGCCGGTGGGCGTGGCAGCGCAGCGCCGCGGATACCTGCTACTGGCTCTCGGCGCTCGCGATTACCGCGACTGTCACCTGGGGCTACAAACATTGAGAACCCGACTCGACGGAGGCTGCATGACGCGCTTCGAGAAGTTCCTCCTGATCCTCGCCACGCTCCTCCTCGCCGGCTGTCTGGTGATCACCATCGCGATCCTGGGGGTGATTCTGTGACCCCCGCCATCGCCTCGCTCACCTGCTTCTGGAACTCGACCACCCGTGGCAAAGGCGCCATCATTCCCAAAGTCATCGTTGTCGGCCATGCTCTCTTCGACGCTTTTCACTCCGAGCTGATTCTCATGGACCGCGAGATCCCCGAAGCACTACTCGCTGAAGGTCGCCCCCCGCTCAACTTCAAATCCGCCAAAATCGAACGTGGCCTCTCGCCCTATTGGCTCATCGAAGGGTGGTATTAAAATGATCCCCATCACCCGCATCATCGAAGCCTGCGCCGCGATCATCCCGGCCGCAGCCGAACGCCCCGACTACTACTTCGGTTCGATCTACCGACTCCCCGATCAAACCGGCTTCATCATCTACCTTCACCACGCCCCGACCGGCACCAAAGTTCCTTGTGTCTGGTCGAAGGCCGACATCGAACGCCTGAAGGATCGCCCCGAGAAGGACACCGTGGATTTCTGCCGCAACCTCTTTCACAACGCCATCGAGGCAATGGATGATCTCCTCACCCAGCATCGGAGAACCTGACATGTCCGACCGCTTCCCCCGTCGCGTCTCGATCACCATCAACCTCGAAGTCACCACCGATCGTGATCCCCAGGACTACGGCCACTCGCTCGCCAAGTTCCTCGAAGGCGAGATCCAGCACGCCTACAATCTCCACAAGGATCTCTCGGTCGATCCCGAGCCCTCCGCTCGCGTCACCGACACCGCCCTCGTCCATGAGCGCCGCCGATGAAATTCCTCATCACCAAAAAGCTCACCCGCAAGGAAGCCGACCGCGCGATCCTCGGCATCACCCGCTGGTTCGAGCACAATCCCTCTCGCCGTGTCTGCCGCACCGATTACGGCTGGTCTGTTCGCCGCGGCCACGTCGCTGAGGACATCGATCGCCACACGGAACCGCGATGACCCCGCCCAAGGTCTGGAACAAGCGCCACCCCTACCCTACTGACGCCGTCTACGTCGGCCGGCCCTCACGTTGGGGCAACCCCTATGGTGGCGGCTACACCCGCGAACACGCCATTGAACAGTTCCGCGAATATCTCGAACGCAACCCAGCTCTCGTTCGCCTCATCAAACGTGATCTCCGTGGCAAACATCTCGTCTGCTGGTGCGCCCCACGCCCCTGTCACGCTGACCTTCTCCTTCGCATCGCCAATGAACCCTAACGAACTCGCCCTTGGCTTCCTCATGCTCCTCACCTACCCGTTCATCCTGGCCTTCGCCGTGGATGCCATCGAGGAGGAGCTGACCGGCCAGATCGCCACCGACGACTTCGACTTCCGCCCTTGTGGCTGTGGGCTCGACTGCCCGTGGTGCTGGTATCCGAGCTGAAGCCCCTGGAGGAACGGGACTCCAAGCTCATCAATTCTCTCCCGCAGGATCGCGCGAACGTGTGCTTACCGGCTGCCCACCAAAATTCGTTCCACCCCTAATCCCCGGAAGTGCTCCCGCGCCGGCTGTTTCATCTCAGCCCGCGTGAGGTGCGATGAGCGCACGTGCGAGCGTTGACAACTGACAGCACACGCACCACGGCCACACTCACCAATGAGGGTGAGCGAGGGTGGCGCGCGTTGATGCTGAGGGTGAGTGTGCGCGGTGGGCTGAGTGAGCGCGGCGCGTTGACAACTAACGCCGCCGGTATCGGTGAGGGTGATTGATCGTGGTGGCGGTGCTAGTGACCTAACGCCGCATTACTTCCCCTCTACACCACTGACCTTTACACCGATGTTGATCGTGGTGCCGGTGTTGACACTTGAATTTTGTTTTTCACTCACAGGTTCAACGGTGCGAGTGTGAAGCAAGGCCCATTGCGCCGCTCTCGTATCCCCCGTTTTGCTGGCGATCTGCGATCCGGCGACGAGATGATCGACAAAATCAGGAGCCAATTTGAGGAGCTTTTTGCGCGCCTTGCGCACGGCGGCGACGTTGCGCGCAGTGACTTCACTTGGGGTGCGCGTTTTGGTGGCCACCTCGAATGCTCCAGCGCGTTTGAGAGAGCGATAGTGCCGCTCGCAGAATCCGCGCGCTAAGACTTTGGGGGAGTTGCACTTCTGGCCAGACTCCAACTCATATTGGCAGAGCTTTCCAGTGTCCAGGGGGATGATCTCAGCGGTGAGGGTGGGGAGAGTGTCTGCCATGCCAGAAGGGTAGCACGGCAGACACAGGAGGCGGGAGCGCTAGGCGGCGTCTATCGGGCGAAAGAACCAAACGCCGGAGGGGCGACGATCGATCGTGTAGTCGGCGAGGCGATCGAGGAGATCAACGGCGACGAGATGATCGGCCGGGCCGACCGCGATAAGGCCACTGTAGCGGGTGACAGTGACGCTGGAGGGTTGGAGAGCGATCCATTCGTCCAAGGTGATAGGCATGGCGTTAGGCTCCTTTCGTGGTGCGTGGGACGAGGGGCAACGCCGGGTGATGCCAGGAGGGAGGGAGATCCGCGATCGGCCGGATGAGGCGCGCGGTAGTGGGGATCTCCTCGACCAGCACGGCATCCTGGTTGAGCGCCTGAGCGAGCCGGCGGGCGAGCAGATCGATCTTCGCGCGGTCGGGGGTGGTGATCTCGATCGTTACCGTGTTTTCGGGTTGCCCCTGCCAGTAACCGATACCAGGGAGGAGCGTAAACGCCTCAAAAAGTGGCGAGATGAGGCGAGGAAGATCCGGTGCGTGCTGCACGTGGAGATGGAAAGTCATGCCGCACGTCCGATCGCGAGAACCAGCATGATTGCCAGGATGTAGAGGACCACGGCGATCAATTCGCCAGTGGAGGGAGCGATCGGCCGGGTGAACGCACGGGCACAGGAAAGTGCCGCGGCCCGACAGAGGCGATTGATCCGGCGGATGGAGGCGAGGCGATCGGTGTTGGGCATGGCGTTACTTCTCCTCGATTGACAAAAGGGTGATGAGGCGATCGGCGAGGGGAGCGGCGACGGGGAACGCTTGATTGAGAGTGAGCGGATCGGCCTGCTTGTTGAGGAAGTATCCCCAATTGGGATCCTTGCACCACGCGAGGAGGACGAGAGTAGCATTCAATTCGGCGACCGTTTCCGCCCATGAAGAGTAAGCAGGGATGAGCGGATCAGGGATGCCAAAACCCGCACCATGGGCCGTGTGGCCGATTTCATGGAGGAGCAGATAGAGGCGGGTATCGGGTGAGCTGTCGGATTTGAGGTAAATCTCGCGGGTATTGTGGTGCACCATTGCCAGCGCTTCGGGCATGGAGGGATCGGCGACGGGCCGCACGATCACAGCCCACCCCTCGGATTCAGCAAACGAGGTGAGGCGATCGAGGCGTTCGGGGGCATGGGGGATCGTGAGGCGATCGGCGTAGCGGACGATATCGTGATCTCCTTCGAGGAGGAGCGCACGAAGGTTCTCATACGCGATCGGGATGAAGGTGCGGAGGGTGTGACGGGTAGGAGTGCACATGGTTCTAGTGTCCTTTCGTAAGGTAGTTGTGGATTGTGGGGATGA